GCACCCCAGTGTTGGGGGCTTTGACCAACAACCCTGTCTTGGCAATCCCTGCCTGAGCCTTGCGGTAGAGATCCGCGGCGCAGGCCCAAATCTCCAGCACCGACATGTCCAACCGCTTGAGCAGATGGGGCGGCGCGCATTCCAGCGCGTAGCGCCAGGCTGCTTTGGCCCCCTCGGGCATGTAATCCGGCGGATCGACCAGGTCCCCTTGCGGCTTGGGTTCCCGCAGGTTCGTGCGGCACTTCTGGAGTGTTCCTTTTATCTGCTTGACCTTGGTCGGCAGCGGCTTACGACCGGCCATGAATGTCCTCATCCGGGGGGATCCCCCCCTGTTTCAATTTGCACGCGGAAAAATTTGGGCAGGCGCGCGCATCGCCGCCCCCCAACCGTAGAGATTCATCCCCCCCTGGGGGTACCCGCCGCCCGGCACTCTCGCGCGCGGTCTTGCGGTTGTGACAGGAGACGCACAGCGCCTGCAGGTTGCTGGCGAGGTAGCGGGTACCACCGTCCTTCACAGGCACCACGTGGTCCACCACCCGCGCAGGGATCAGCCCGCCACGCGCGCTGCACAGCCCACACAAGGGGTGCTCACGCAGGAAGGCTGCACGGACGACACGCCACTGGCGGGATTGGTAGAAGCCCACCTCGGCGTCAAAGCCACGCCTGGCGCGTCCGTAGTCCTGGTGCACGTTGGCGCGGTGTTGGGGGCAAAAGCCCGGGGTCGCCAGCACCGCCCCGCAGCCGGGGTACCGGCACGGCGTGGGGGCACGGCTGGGCATCGTTAGTCCCTAGAAAAAAGATGCGGAACACCCGCAGATTCGACTTGGCTTCCTCGGGGAACAGAGCGTTCATACGAACACCATCAACAACCCAAAGGAAATCGCCATGACCTACAGCAGCACCGAATTCACTGTCGACGAACTGGGATTCCTCCAGACCGCCCTGAGCAAAGTCCTCGCCGCCGCTGCGCGCGGCGAAATCGACTTGAACCGACTGGCTCGCGAGGAGCTCGCCGCGCGAGGCCTTGACACCAAGGCCGTCTGGGTCGGCTTCGAGCCCGCCAAACAAATCCACAACGTCTGACAGACACAGCCCGAAAGGAGAACGCACCATGACTACTGCGACCCAACTCACGCCAGCCCAGCACGCCATCCTGACCTTCGCCCATCAGCACACTGAGGGCAAGATCAGCTGGTTCCCCGAAAACATCAAGGGCGGCGCCCGCAAGAAGGTGATCGATGGCCTGTTCAAACGGGCCCTGATCACCTACGACGGCACCGACTGGTTTGTTGCTGCCGAGGGCTACGAAGCCCTGGGTGTGCCCCGCAAGGCGCCGATCACGAGCCGGGCGCTTGACGAGGTCATTGAAGCCGCGACAGAAGCGAAGCCCCGTACCCGGGACAACAGCAAGCAGGCCCAGGTGATTGCCATGCTCAAGCGTCCAGAAGGCGCCACGATCGCAAACATCTGCGAGGCCACCGGCTGGCAGCAGCACACCGTGCGCGGCACCTTCGCCGGCGCCTTAAAGAAAAAACTCGGCCTGGACATCACCTCAACCAAGGAGGCGGGCGGCGATCGGGTCTACCGGATTGCAGGGTAGGCGACCAGCGCCTCGGCGTCCACGAAGCGCGTGCCATCGGCACGCGTTGCTTCTTTCCCCGTCCAGTCCTGCCACCGCCGAACGATCACATCAACGTACTTGGGATCGAGTTCGATCAGCCGCGCGCGACGCCCGGTCTTCTCGCAGGCAATCAGCGTGGAGCCAGAGCCGCCGAACGGATCGAGCACGAGGTCTCGGGTCTTGCTGCTGTTGCGTACCGCACGCTCCACCAGCTCCACCGGCTTCATCGTCGGATGCAGGTCGTTTTTCTGTGGCTTCTTGACGTTCCAGACGTCACCCTGATCGCGCGCACCGCACCAGTAGTGATCGGTTCCATCGCGCCACCCGTAGAGGATCGGCTCGTACTGGCGCTGGTAATCGGCGCGGCCGAGCGTAAAGGTGTTCTTGGCCCAGATGATGAAGGTGGACCAGCGACCCCCTGCACCGCGGAACGCCGACTGCAGCGTGTCCAGCTCCGAAGAGCTCATCGCGATGTAGACCGCGCCCTTGGTGTGGGTCAGGATGTTTGTGCATGCATCCAGCAGGAATCTGCCAAAGTCTTCGCCTAGGTTGTCGTTCATGATGGGGCGATTTTTGCCGCGCATCTTGTCTTTGGCGGTGTTGGCGTAGTTCACGTTGTAGGGCGGGTCGGTGAAGGTCATGTCCACCAGTTCGTCGCCCAGAAGAGCCTTGTAGTCCTCGGCCTTGGTGGCGTCACCACACAGCAGCTTGTGCTCGCCCAGGATCCAGATGTCACCGGTCTTGGAGATCGGGCTCTCGGTGACTTCGGGCACGGCATCTTCATCGGTGAGGCCATCCTTCATGGCTTCCTCACCAGCGATCAGTGCTTCCCACTCCTCTTGCGAGAAGCCGGTCACGCCGAGGTCGAAGCCAGCGTCCTTGAGCTCCGCCAACTCGATGCCGAGCAGTTCATCCTCCCAGGAGGAGTTCTCGCCGATTTTGTTGTCGGCCAGGATCAACGCTCGCCGCTGCGTGTCGGTCAGATGGTCCATGGGCACCACAGGCACCTCGGTCATGCCGAGCTTGCGTGCGGCCAGCAACCGACCGTGTCCAGCGATGACATTGTTCTGTCCGTCCACCAGGATCGGCGCACCCCAGCCGAACTCCCGGATGCTTGCGGCGATCTGCGCTACCTGCTCATCCGGATGCTGCTTGGCATTGCGGGCATAGGGGATCAGCACATCGACCGAGCGGTAATCGAGTTTCAGAGGATTCATGTGGGCGCCAGAAATGAAAAAACCCGCCGGGTCGCGACCGGGCGGGCTTGTCAGAAACGCTCGCTTGCTTGTTGCTCGAACGTCTGTCCAGAAGATAGCCGAAATACTAGCGCTAACGAGCCACTTATGTTGCACGGGTAAAAACCGCGCGATCCCGCCAATGTGCCCGCGACAGCGCAGATGTTCTCCCGATCACCCCAAAACACGCGCAGTGGCGGGCAGGTTCAAGCGTTCGCTGACCACCAGCAACGCGATGTTCCATCGTCGCCATGCGGTCGTACGGTCGCAGCCAAAGCGGCGCGTGATCTCGCGCCACCGATACCCGTCGGCGCGCATCCAGACCAGGTGCCGCTGCTCAACATCGAGCCACTGCACCCAGCGCATCGCCTCGAGCATTCGTTCGACCGCCTGCGGTGTAGGGGGATACGAACGGTAGATCGCGTCGTCCGCGCCAAGAACCTCCCACGCTTGCCGGACGATGGGCGGCCAGGTGTTGAAGTATCCCTGCACGCGAACCGGCGGCAGGCGCCTGGCGGTGATCGCAGCCTCGTGGAACCGATTCGCAACCTCGTCCGTGGTCCACGACGCGTCATGTCTTGCCATGGGTGGTTCCTCCCGATCCGTAGAGTCTCTCGCCGATCCGGCGTATGAGCTCGCGTTCGACAAAGTCCAGGCGCGCATCCGAATCGCTGACCACCAGAATGTGATCTTCGCGCCAACCGCGCTGCTTGACGGCCTCGACATTCATCCTTTCGGGCTGCATTCCACCGAGAGGGCAGCGGTAGGGGGCAATGGGCGCTCTCATGTCATGCTCCCTGCGTATCGTGTATCTCAATCACCCAGTGCAGGATTGCCAAGGCGTCGGCTTCGTTGTCGTCTGCGGGGGCGTGACCACGTCCACGCATGGCTGCAACCACTTCCTCCTTGCCCGCATTACCTTTGCCTGTGGCGTGCTTCTTGATCGTGCCTACCGGCACGCCCTGGTACGGAATCTGGTGGTGCTCGCACCAGCTGGTGAGTGTGGCAAGGAACCCGCCGTAGGCATGTGCGGCGTCAGTCGATACGTGTCGACGCACCTCCTCGAAATGCAGCGAGTCAATGCCTTCAGCGCAGGCCTTGATGTCGGTGAGCCAGCGCTTGAAGCGCAGGAAACGCATCCCGCCGCCTTCGAAGCGCTGCGGCCGAAAGCTCTGGGTACCGCTCGTGATGGCGCCATCGGGCGTACGCAGTGCCCAGCCCGTGGTGGTACCCAGGTCGAGGGCAAGAATCGTTGAAGTCATGGTCACGGTCCCTTTCTTTGACGGGACTGACGGATCGGACGGGTTCTGTCGAAACTTCCCATGAGGCGCGCGCGTATGCGCGTATAGG